AAGCAAAGATAGCTAATTTTAAAACTTACCAACCAGATATTTCCGCTGAGCCAAAATATTGGCAAATATAAAACAATAAACATTATTATTTCTTATCAGATAAGTAGCGTATATAATAAATGGCTACACGTTTATTATCATTCTGTTAATTCTTTTATCACATTTTTGGAAAATAGAAAATTGCTGAAAAAGCGGCAGTATTATTAACAATCAAAAACAAACATTTATATCCACAAAATACATAAAATAAAAAAAATATTAAAACAGAAGTGCAAGCAATTAGAAAACGTGAGTGATTGGAAACAAAGTTCCCAAAGTACTCAGCAAGCCAAAACAATCACAGGTAAAGTAGTGGATGTTGCAGGCGAACCGATTATTGGAGCCAGTGTATTGGTGAAAGGTTCCAGTACAGGTTCTGTTACTGACATCGATGGAAAATTCTCGGTAGAAGCTCCAGTGGGTAGCACATTGGTAGTCTCATTTGTTGGATATGCTACGGAAGAAGTGAAGGTAGGAACGGCAAGCGACTATACGGTTACCCTGAAAGATGATACCCAGTCATTGAGTGAAGTTGTTGTAACGGCTATGGGCATTAAGAAAGAGAAAAAGGCGTTAGGTTATTCTGTTTCGGATATTAATTCCAAAGAGTTAATGAAGAACAAGCAAACGAATGTGGTAAACTCTTTGGCTGGTAAAATCCCCGGTGTGAATATTGTATATTGTGTCAATTATTTAATTTATAGATAATTGTATTTTAAGATTGCTTAGTTTGCACAACATTTGCACAACTTAATTTTCTGATATGCAAAATCTTTATCTTTCTCTTGTATTTTCAAATATAGGATTGATATAAAGATATACTTTTTCTATTATGAATATTTAACTTTTCCTTATTTATATACTATTACAATCCGCTTTTTTCTAAGGAATAAATATTTGTCAGTTACATATATCCTATTTATACTTAACGTATTATATACTATTTGTAATTAAAATTTTAATTAATATATTAATTAATTCCCTGATTAATGTATTAACTAACTTGTTTATATTCAGTATTATAATTGATATTTATATCTCTTATTTCATGATTAGTGTATTATCTTTGTTATGTTCTATGATAACCTAACACCTTATTATTATGTATATAACAAAGGAATTTTCTTCTATTGCAGAAATAAAGAATATACGCGAACAAAAGTCAAGGCTATCTGAAAGAGAGGCTGAATTAGTAAGTCCAATACTGACTAATCTTGAGTCTATTCCCTATATATACGAGTTGTTTAAAAATATAGTACGCACTATGAATATTCCGTCTCGTGAAAAAATAATTCAGAGAAAGGAATTTTTGTTTATCATACTTTTTTTGTTTGTCCCAAGTGTATTAGCGGGTGGGCGTATACCTAATGGGGTTAGGAAATCTCTTGAACATGTATTTCCAAAGGTAAAGCCTTGTACTATATCAAACAACATTGCTGATGTCTTTTTTTTGTATCAGCAATACAAATACTTCAGAAGCGACATTAATATTATTTATAAAGAAATGCTTAAACGATTGGAAGAGGGCGATACTCTAGATGAATTAAAGCGCCTTACATTCAAATAACAAACCTTTTTCAGATTGTTTGTTATCGGCAAGACATTTGCTTTTCTCATTTTACACAATGGTCTATCTTTGAAAATATATAAAGAAGAATAATAGGATGAGACTTTCAATTAAGCAAGAAAATTTTTGTAATTATTACCTCGAAAGCGGCAATGCTTCCGATGCTTATCGTCGTGCTTATTCATGCAAAGGGAAATCAGATAATGCGATTTGGGTAGAGGCGTCCAGATTAGCTAATAACCCTAAGGTTGCCCTAAGGATAAGTGAGTTGAGTTCTGAAATGCGGCGCCGGTCAGATATTACAAAAGATGAAGCGGTAGGAATTTTGGCAGATATTGCAAGGGCGAATATTGTAGACGCCCTTGAAATCAAGTCTAATGAGATGTTTACTACCATAGTGGTAAAGGATGTATCCGCCTTGCCTATTGGCATTCAAAGAGCTATTCTTTCCGTAAAGAGTACAGATAAAGGTTATGAATTGAAATTGTATAATAAGATTGATGCAATAGAGAAATTGGCAAAATTGCTGGGTTGGGATGCAACTGAACAGAAAGATGTTGTAAAGGAAGATAAAAATGATTCTATAACAATTCAGATAATAGACAAAAGGGGGGACGTTGTAGATGCTGATACAAACGACTAAAATATATGCTACGGTTGATAGTGCGATAAAATCAGGATACAAGGTTGTATCTGCACAAGGAAGCTCAAGAAGCTCAAAAACGTATAATATATTGATATATCTTTTAGCATATATACTCCAACATCCTAAAACCTCTCTTTCTGTTGTGCGCAAGACGCTACCGTCGTTAAAGGGGTCTGTATTTCGGGATTTTAAGGAGATAATGCAAGACAAATTCCGAATGTGGGATAATCGCTGCATGAATAAATCTGATATGGTATACACGTTTCCTAATGGTTCGTTCTGTGAATTTTTCTCAACTGACGATGAGCAAAAGATACGAGGAAGAAAGCGTAATATTCTGTATTGTAACGAAGGCAATGAAATATCTTTCCTCGAATGGCAACAACTGGTGATGCGTACTACTGATTTTTCAGTTATAGATTATAATCCATCTTTTTCAGATGAGCATTGGTTATGTGATTTGAATAAAGATTCGCGGACTTTTCATTTTATCTCTACTTATAAGGACAATCCTTTTTTGGAGCAAACTATTATAGACGAGATAGAGTCTCTCCAGCATAAGAATAAAGTGCTATGGACTGTGTACGGTTTGGGATTGCAAGCTATGGCAGAAGGACTTGTATTCCCGGATTTTGAAATAGTGGATGAATTTCCTACTTACGCTAAACATGTTGGGGCTGGATTGGATTTTGGATATAGCGCTGACCCTACAGCGGTGGTAAGATGTGGTATAGTAGACGATTGCATGTATCTTGATGAATTGTGTTATCAAACCCACATGTTAACAAGTGAAATAATAGATGTGTTGAAGCCTTTAGGATTATTTGTATATGCAGATAGTGCAGATCCGAGACTTATTCAAGAGATTTCTAATGCAGGTATTGTGATTTATCCAGCGGATAAGTACAAAGGTTCAGTCATGGGCGGTCTGTTTAAGATGATGGAATATAGGCTTTGCGTGACTAAGCGTTCTGTTAATCTCATTAAGGAACTGAAAAATTATGTATATGAACAAAACAAGGATGGCAAGTTTATAAACGCACCTATTGATGCTTATAACCATTTGATTGACGCTGCCCGTTACTGGACAATTGGCAAGATAATGGGAAAGATTTTACTTTCTAAGCAATATGATAAAGATGATTTAGGACTATACTAAAATTGATGATATGAATTTTATAGAAGCAATATTCAATGTTATCCGTAACAAGACCCTAAACGCTGTAGGGGTTGAACGAGATTTGATGAAACTTATTCAAAATAAAGATATTTCCCGTGTACAATCTGTTATGCAAAATCGTGATACGTACGTATCTGATGCCATAAAGGAATATACTCCAGAACTTCATGATGTAATGAAGCGTCCCGATAAGCCGAGAAAGAACAGACAGCCCTATAAAGTTGAAAAACTTCCCCGGCGCAGACAAGTGTACATAAATGAGGTGGAGTTG